GATCTCCACATAATATATTTTCTGGACTATATTGACACGCATAATAATTTGCCCAGTATTCGTTTCCTTCTATTTCTTGGTGACATTGACTACATTTTTTCATTTATTTCTCCTTTTCTTTTATTTGTCTAGTACGCCTCCATAAAGAAGGCGTTTCATCTATTGAAGAATCATCAGCTAGACTAATGGAACTAATTCGGATATTTCCTTTTCGTATGCTTTATTTATTTCATTCCTTGTTTTGTTACCTACATTTATTTCTTTATTTGTGTCAATTAGTTTTAATAGGATTAATTCTAATTCCCATTTACTAAGTTGCTCTATTTTCTTTACTATTCCCATTCTCATTTTATTTCTCCTTATTGATTAATTTAAATTGTTCTCCTTCAACTATAGCAATTTTTTTATTGGTTGCTTTTCTTCTTCTGACTAGTTCAGCAATATAATCATCATCATTTAAATCGTTTTCATATTTATAATTGATTGTTTCTATTAATTGCTTATTGCTTAATTTTTTAATCTTTTTTATTTCACTATCCCAATTCTTCACTTTTTTATTTCTCCTTAGAATTTTGTTCTTAATAATTTGATTACTTTTTCGTCTTGCCTTTTCTTTAAGGCTTGTACTATTTCTTTATTTTCTAGTGCTATATCTGGATTAACTCCAACGTGAGAACATAGCATCATAAAACTCATTCTTCTCATCTTATGCCTCCTCTTGTAATTTGTTTAAATGTGCATACAATCCTTCGACTAAATCTTCATAAATATTGCATTGAACGTGTTTGTATGGCTCGTCACTATCACTTGCAAATTCCGATTTGTTGGTTAATAGGTGGGTATTATTAGCACAATATCGTGCAATATCATAATAATAAATTGGTATGTTACTATCAGCAACTTCGTGGATTGTATCTTGTATATCATCACAATTAATATCTAGTTCTTCAGATTTTATTATGTCTTCTAATTCTTCACAAGCTGAATCAATTAAATCGTCTATATGATACTTTAAATACTTTTCTTCTCTGTATTCTTTTATTATTTCTTTCAATTTTTGATTTTCTAATTCTAAAGCAAGTGCTTCTTCTATTAGTTCAACTTTTTCTTTTCTTTCGTTTTTATCCATTTTATTCTCCTTTTATTTTATTCATTAAAACATCATATTTAATATTTATTTCTTCTAATTCTTTTTCTTTAAATTCTAATCCATAATTAAATACTAACGATTGATAATCTTCATATAATTTGTTGAATAAATCATCTAATTCTTTTAAATTTTTATCCATTTTATTCTCCTTTTGGTTGGTGGGTGTAATTGTCTAATTTATCTTGTTCTTTTCTTTCAAATACATAATGTGAATTGGCTAGAGTGTTGTGTAGGACGTTAATTGATACCAGTACATATAATTTAATATCATTGTCTTTTATTTGTTCGGTTGCATCGTATAAATTCTGGAAAGCTTCTTGTAGGGTTTTTCTATCTGCAAACATATTGCAAGGTTTGAATGTTATTTCTTTTTCATAATGGATTTGCTCTTTCATTGTATTCTTCCTTTTTTATTTTTTTAATTTGGTCGCCATCGGCAACTGATGAAATATAGAAAATACCTGAGAACAAAAACAAGTAAAAAATATGAAAAATAGCTTTTATTATTAAAAATATATGATTAATATTGTGTATAAATAAACAGAAGGAGAACAGAAAATGTTCCAAAATTACATAGATATAACAGACAAAACGTTGTTAGTCCCAGTTGGAATGTATCAAAATCAAACAATAAAGCGAGTTAATGAAATTATAAGAAATTATGATAAGTCGCTGTTTGACGTAACATTAAAACAGACTGACAAATATTACATAGTAAAAATACAATCAAAAATAAATATAAAAGGAGCATAACATGCACGCCATAAAAACATACATAAAAAAAGTAAAATTAATTAACCCAGTAACATCATTTAAAAATTGGTTATTAACTGATTTAATGATTGAAACTGAAAGACTAGACCACAGAGTTGATAGGTTAGAAAATCAAACGAGCATTGATGACGTAGACAACCGAGTTGATAACTTAGAATATGACTTGGAGTCTCGCATTGAATCGGTAGAAGACAGAAGCGAAACTAACCAGGAATCAATTAAAATTCTTAAAGATAAATTTAATGTATTAAAGCATAACATAGAATCAGACAAAGAAAATCTTTTTGATATTGAAGCAGATATTAAAACGATAAAAAAAGTTGATTTTGAAGGTATAGCAGATAGGTTTGATAAGATAGATGACCGCGTTGATAATTTAGAAGAAGAAAATGTTTTAAATTCATCATTAGGTGATAGAGTTGACAATCTGGAGGAACTCGCAAAAAAATATTTAAACGCAGAACTTGAAGCTGTAGCATTAAAGCAAGAAAGAAGTGAACAAAGTCTATCAGATATACAGCGTTTAGCGTTTGAAATTTGCCATTATTACGGCGGTGAATTTGACGTTAATGATTTTGATAATTGTTATGAAATAATAAGTAAATATAATGTTGTATGGAAACGCAACCCACAGCCAAAAAAAACAAATAAAAAGGGGGGCAAATAATGAACAATAAAAAATACAATAAAGCTGATGAAATCGCAAAAATAAAAGAAGCTAAAAAAAATGGTGAAATATATATTAGTCCGCTTATATTTGGTGATAATGCTTTAGTATTACAAAGTATATTAAATAATATTAACTTAAATGATAAAGGGGGTAAAGATGTTAAGTAGAAAGTATTATGAATTAATAGCTCAATGTATTAAAGATAGTACAATTATTAATCGCAGAGACATCACGTATATAGATAAAGATTTATTAATTAATGTTTTATCTAAAGAATTTAAAGCAGATAATAATTTATTCAATCGTGATAAATTCGTAAAAGCTTGTGATTAAGTAGTAATAATAAATAAATGAAGGATAAGAAGCCCCGCAATCATAGCGGGGTTTTTTATTTGTGGTTATAATCTTACTATGATAATAAAAAAAATCTTCAAATAATAATTATAAACTAACCTCAAACCAGTTTTTAACGAGTAGCGACGGGGGTACAAGACCAGCCACCCCCACCCCCCGCACAAAAAAACACTCACACACATTCTAATGCTATTTTTTGAGTTTTTGACTTACCTTTTCTTTTATTATTAATTTTCTTTTCACTCTAGAGATATATCCTTAGTGTTATCTCTATATAGTATCTCTATAGAGTTATTAATATAATCAAATAATTCAATTATGCAAGTATTTTTTATTTTGAAAAATTTTTTGTATATTTTGCTATGGACTTAAAAGTAATCAAGGGAAATAATCACTATTTGTATGATAACATTGAAGAATACAAAGCACTAGGGCCTGGCCAACCTATTGTTGGTAATTGGCGACATGGTGATGAAGGTGATTGGGTTGAAACAGATGATGGATATGTCTGTCAGATATTAAAGAAAAGCATGATTAGTCATCCTAACTACAAACAATTGCGTACAATGATACGTACGGTTTGCGGTTCATTTATTGTTGAACAAAAAACACATAGAATGAATGGTGAAGGCGGGGTGGTTGAAAACATTTATACCTTTTCTGGTAACTATAAAGCGATATATTCAAGGTCTAAAGACAGAAAACTAAATAATCGTGAATTTTTGTTCGCTAGGTATGTGGCTTCAGGTGATGATGCAATATCAGCATACAAAAAAGCCTACCCAAAGGCGGAAGATAAACGATATATACAGAAAAAATCAAATATTTTACTACAAAAAGAGGAAATTCGTACAATGGTTAAAGAAGAAATCAAAAAGATATTAGAAGATGAAGGTGTATCGCCTGAGTGGATTATAGGGCAATATAAAATGATAGCAGAGGTATCCGATAGGGACGCAAATCGGCTTCGCTCGCTCGAATCGCTCGCAAAAATAGCGGGGCTATTTGATACAGACCAAAAACAAGAACAATTAACTGTATTTCAAGGGTTCACACCACAACAACTGGAGGCTTTACAAGGTGGAAAAGAAACTAAAGTACTTGCACACGCAGAAAAATCAGAAGAATGAAGAAGATTGTTGCCCTGTATGTGACAAGGACTTATACTGGGACGAACATACTACGCAAAGGGTAGGTGTTTTAGATAAAAACAACGATGTGGAAGGCTGGATGTGCCCACATTGCAACTCACTATTTGATTTAGACGAAAATTTAACGTATATTAGCCTACCGAATATCGAACTAGGAAAAGCATAAAGAGGAGTATTTAAAAAAAAATGGCAAATGGAATGACAATTGATGATATAAATAAGTATTTTCAAGATATATATACTGTTCAAAAAGATAGAGGTCGTTTTGAAGATGGAGAGGTTGTTTTTAAAAAAGGCGACTATATACCTTATGGTGATATAGGCGGGGGCGGCCCTGTTAGAGATATAAGAAATTTAAGCGATACACAATTAAAAAACTTATTAAACAGTATGTTTGGAGTTTTTGATGTTGAAAAAGGAAATATTGTTTCAGTTGGCGGAGATACAACTATAGAGGGCAATAAAGCATTAAGAGAGGCTTTAGAAAATATAGCATTTGAAAGAGGAGCTCAAACTGAAGCATTAGATTTGGATGGTGTTACAGCAGATATGCTACCTATATTTATTCCTCCAAGAGAAGGCGACCCTTTATCAGGTTCAGATGATGTTTTTGATAAATTTTCAGCTATAGCACGTGCTCAAGAAGGGGATGTTGGCCCTGGTTTTGAAGGAAACATTTATGAATTACGTGACACAAATTATCCTTTTGAAGTTCTTGCTTCAATTCCAGAATTTGCACATTCTTTAATTGATGACCTTATAGCACAAAGTGAACAAGAAGGTGTATCAACAGAAGAAACAGCTAATTTTCAAAATTTAATTGATTTAATTGGTGCTAGACGTAGATAAATGAAAATAACAATTAAAATTACATACTTATCAGCTCTGGATAATATCTCTGTATCCAACTTACCTATCCCCCTAAGTTACTCGTGTAGTGAAATATCTAATATATCTGGAGCTGATATAATTTATATAGGAGAAAACAATGGCAGATGAAAAAATTGGCCCAATACCTGAGCCAGCAATGACTGATGAAGAATTAATGGAACTTATGGAGAATATATTCACTCCAGGTGCAGGAGCTATAAAAACGGCAGGAAAAGTAATCCCTAAAATAGGAAAAGAAGCAATAAAAATACTTAACAAAATTTTAAAAAGAAATAAAAAAGCAATCAAAAATATTGAACAATCAAATAAAATAAGAGAAAAGTTTTTTAAAAAAGCACTTGAAGATAAGAATTTTATGAAAGACTTAGCAAAAAGAAATCCACAAATGGTTATGGATGCAAAAGGAAATTGGATTGGCCCTGTAAAAGAAATAAAAAAAACATTACCATTAATTCAAGAACAACTTGCAAGATATACTGGACGAATGCCTATAAATTATACACCTATTGCAAGAGCAGCTGCACAAACACCTATGAAACAAGTTGTTCCAATAGCAACACGTAGTAGCATTTTAAAACAATTAGCAAAATTATCACCTTTAGCAACTTTGCAAAGTGATTCGGAATTACAGGAATCTTTTCCAGATGATGATGATTTAAATTTTCCTTCAATATTAGAAGAATTAATATCAGAACCGAGGTAATAAATGAAAAAAACTTGAGTAGATGTTTGGGCATCGGAGATACCCGTTAATAATAAAAAAGCTTCACGAGAATCATATAAAAAGGGAGGCAAAGTAACTCCTGCGTGGCAACGTAAGGAAGGCAAAAACCCTACAGGCGGTTTAAATAAAAAAGGTGTTGCTTCATATAGAAGGCAAAATCCTGGTTCTAAATTACAAACTGCTGTAACTACTAAACCATCAAAACTTAAAAAAGGTAGCAAAGCTGCAAAACGTAGAAAATCTTTTTGTGCTAGAATGAAAGGTATGCGTAAAAGACAAAAACCAAGTAATAATACAGGTAAGGATAGATTGTCGTTGTCGTTAAAAAAATGGAATTGTTAATAATTGGCTAATTTGAATTTAAATGGAAATGTTTCGCAAAATGAAAAAATATTGGAGATGGCATATAATGACCTTATTGTTTTTGGTAAATTATTTTCTCCACAAGATTTTTTAGCATCAGCAACTCCAGATTTCCATGTTTCTGTAGCAAAATTGTTATTGAATAGAGATATTCAGCAATTGGCACTTGTTATGCCTCGTGACCACGCAAAGTCAACTTTAGCAGCATGTGCTGTATTACATAGGTTTTTATTTGCGAAAAAAGAAAGCCCAGAATTTATCGCTTGGGTTGGCGAGGCACAAGACCAGGCTATTGATAACTTAAACTGGATATCCACACATATATATGAAAATCCTGCAATACATTATTATTTTGGCGATTTGCAAGGAGATAAATGGACTAAAAACGAAATTGTATTAAAAAATAATTGTAGAATGATTGCCAAAGGTGCTTCTCAAAGATTAAGGGGTAAAAAACAATTATCTACAAGATATACTGGAATAATACTAGATGATTTTGAATCAGAGTTAAATACAAAAACACCTGAAGCAAGACAACAAATAAAAAACTGGGTAACTGCTGCAGTATATCCAGCGATTGATTTTGATAAAGGTGGATTCTTATGGTGTAATGGAACAATAGTACATTATGATTCATTTCTTAATGGACTTGTAAAAAACTACCAAGCAGCACAAAAAACAGGCGAGGATTACTCTTGGACTATCGAAACACATAAAGCAATAAAAGATGATGGTACTCCTCTATGGCCTTCTAGGTGGCCTATGAAAAAAATTGAGGAAAGGAAACAGTTTTACATTGATTCTGGAACTCCTAGTAAGTTTTATCAAGAATATATGAATCAGGCCAAATCTCCTGAAGACCAAATATTTAGTGAAGAAGATATAACAGAAAATTTTTATAAAGGGTCAGTTAGATATAACGAAGCAAGTGAATCTTGGTATATTAAACTAGATGATGGGAGAACTGAATATGTCAATATTTACATGGGTGTTGACCCTGCTTCGACACTTAGTGCTAGGAACGATTATAGTGTCATCATGGTTATTGGTGTTACTGCTGAATACGATTATTATGTTATCGAATATTGGAGAAAACGAGTATTACCGATGGACTGTGCCGACCAAATATTTAAAATTGCAGAACGATATAAAAAAATTAAAAGAATAAACATTGAAACAATATCGTATCAAGAAATGCTTAGAGATTATGTATACAAACGAAGTAAAAAAGAAGGTAAATTTTTACCTGGTATAGAAAAAGGCATTAAAGGATATGGTAATCAAAAGAAAAAAGACAGATTGTTTGAAGGTTTGCAACCTATGTTTAAAGCTGGTGCTGTACATTTAAAAAAAGATATGCATGAATTTATTGGAGAATTGCTTGATTTTCCAAAAGGAAGTCACGATGATACTATTGATGCATTTTGGTTATCAACACAATATGCTAAAGGTAATAAAAAAGCTAGTAATGTAAAAAAACAAAAAAAAGGGGAGTCGTGGGAAAGTCCAAAAAAGAAATACAATTGGATAACTGGAGCAAGGTATTGATTTGTATAATAAATATATATTATATTTAGAACTATGATAGAAGCAGATAAAAAAGCAATATACATAAAAGAATTATGGGACAGATGGCATGATGCAAGAGTTGATTGGGAAGACCATGCACGTGAAGATATTGATTTTTATTTAGGAAATCATTTTAGTAAAGCAGAAGCTGAAGCTTTAGCAGAAAGAAATCAATCAAGTGTACCATTAGATAGATTGTATGGAGCAATTGAGCAATTTAAAGCTATAATAACATCAAAACCTCCTAAATTTTCTGTTCTGCCAAGAGAAGATTCTGATAGCGATTTAGCAAGTGTGTGGAAAACAATACC